AGTTTTAAGCTTAGAATAGTTCATATCACGAAAAATATAATGGCTGTCTTCCTGCGGCTAGATGTATACAGTATTTCAATAAAGCGATAAAAGAGATATGTAAGAAAATCGGATTAACAGAGCCGGTTATATATGAAGAAGAGCAGGCTGGAGAAGTTGTGATGGTAAAGAAAAAGAAGTACGAAATGATATCTTCTCATACTGCTCGTAGAACATTCGCTACGAGCAGTATGAGAAGGAACAATGTATCCACAAGCAAAATTCGCAAATGTACAGGACATAAGTCAACAGCTTGTTTCGATCGTTATGACCGGATGATGTTGACTGATAATGCTCGTTCGTTGGCAGGAAATGGTTATCTGAGTTAAAAGTAGCCATTTGTTTGTATAGATTAATTGGTGTGTAATTAATAAGTTAATGATTATGAAACGGTTGTTTTTGGATGTCAAGCGGGATTATCTTGCTAATATTGATGTTAAACCAAATTCTAAAAAAGTTTATAGTTTAATTCTTGATCTATTTGTTAAATGGGTTGTTCGTACAGGTCGTAATATCAAAGAGTTAACTCGTGCTGATATTTTAGCGTACAAAAGCTACTTAATAGAGTCGAATAAATCCGAAAATACAATAGATCTGTATCTTGCAGCAGTACGTACTTTTTACGAATACGCAGAAGCATTAGGTGAACATGATAATATTGCTTTGAATATAAAGTTACATCATAAATCAAACACCTATAAAAAGGATCATCTTCAAAAAGAGGAGATTGATGCTTTGCTTCGTTCAATTGATCGTACATCCATTATCGGTAGGCGAGATTTTGCTATAATAAATCTTATGCTACGTTCCGGTATGAGATGCGTTGAAGTATCAAACCTTAGGTTGTGTGATATTACCACACGCAAGGATGGAGCCGATTTGCTTTTGTTACGTAAGGGCGACGAAGTTAGATATCAAAGGATAGGTCTTACTTGCAAGGCTATTGATCCTATCCTTGATTATATAGATGACAGATGTACTACGGATATATCAGATTGGGTATTTGTTACTCATTGTCAGGCGGGAGAACATCAAATGACACCTGCTTTAATTGGTCGGATTGTTAAATCATATATGATTAAAGCCGGTGTCTATTCTAAAATGAAGACTGCGCATTCCCTTCGTCATACTGCGGCGGTTATGGCATTACTGCATAAAGTACCCATCAAAGAAGTACAGTTGATGCTAGGACATAAAAGAATTGAGACAACAGAAACGTATTTAAGGAGCATAGAGCGAGAGATCAGACTGGATAATCCTGCTGCACGTGCCCTTGACAATGTTTTCTGATATCGAACAGGAATGACTACAAAAAATAAATTATACGCATAATATATCCCCGCAAGGTTTATAAAGTAGTAATTTATTCAAAGGGGGGTGTGACGAATGTACGCGCGCGAGGAACAAGGGAGTTTTTATGAGTCGAAAATTACAATAAGTCGGCAGAACATCAGGGGGAGGGGGGCATCAAATCTCTTTTTGCCAACCCATCCAAAACCACAACCGACCTCGCTGCGCGTGCGTGCAAAATTGGACTTTTTTATGTTGAATTTAAAATATCGAACATTATGTCAAAAGGAAGACCTAAAACTTTAGATGAAGTTAAGAAACTACGTGGTACTGATCAGCCATGCCGGATGTCCGGTACCGTCGATTCGGCAGAAAAGCTTACATCGATAGGCCAGATCACTTCGACCGCAAAGTTGAAAGTGTTAAAGACCAAGCGGTCTAAAGATATATTCAAATTGAAGGCCAACCAGTTGATCTCGTTGGGTGTATTGACGGAACTTGATATAGAACATCTGGCTCTATATGCCTATAGTCTAGATTTTGTATTTACCTGTATGTCGGAGATCATGGACGGTATTGGAAAGGGGGATAGGATGCTGGATACAGTGTCTATTAAAGAAATCAATACAATGTACAAGGCTTTGGATTATGTGAACAGGTTTGGCCAGGACTTTGGGTTTACTCCTATGAGTCGGCAAAAAATCAATCAGAAGCCAAAAGAAGATGAAGATGAGTTAACGCAATTTTTAAATGGGATACGATGAGAAGAAAGGAGGAAATTTATAAAGCAAAGGCATTGTCGTACATAGACAATGTTCTTTCGGGGAAGAGAAAAGCCGGGGAACTTGAGCGACTGGCGGTAGAAAGGCATGTCAGGGATTTGAAACAAGCTCCGGAGATGGGATTATATTTTGATGAGAAGGCAGCTAAAAAGGTGCTTGGTTTTTGTCAGTTTCTTCGCCATTATAAAGGCGAATGGGCTGGAAGGGAGTTTGAACCGGAAGACTGGCAGTGTTTTATCCTATGGTGCGTGTTTGGCTGGAAAACAAAGAATGGCGTCCGGAGATTTAAGTATGCTGATGTTGAAGTTGCCCGTAAGAATGGGAAGACATTTCTGGCTGCTGCCATTGCGCTATATATGCTTTTTTTGGATGAAGAACCGGGAGCCGAAGTGTATAGTGCAGCTGTGGATAAGGATCAGGCGGCTATTTGTTGGCAGGCGGCCGGTGCGATGGTTGAGCAGTCTCCATTGTTGAGTAAACATATTAAGAAGTGGACCACATCTATAGTGGTTGAATCTACCGCTTCGTCTTACAAGCCGTTGTCGAAAGAGACAAAAAACAAAGACGGTCTATCTCCGCATTGCGGTATTTGTGACGAAATGCATGCCTGGCCGAACGATGATATTTATAATTTGCTTCGTTCCGGTATGGGAGCACGTCGTCAACCTCTTATTTTTTCGATCACGACAGCGGGGTTTGATATGTCGTCTCCATACTACTCTATGCGAAGGCACTATATAGACATACTTCGTGGAGACGTAAAAGAAGAAAGCACATTCGCGCTTATCTATAGCTTGGATAAGGAAGATGATTGGAAAGATCCGTCGGTGTGGGTCAAGGCGTGTCCTAATCTGGGTGTTTCTGTTTATGAGGACTTTATGCAGATGGAGTTTGAACAGGCTTTGAATAAGGGCGGCACTACAGAGGTAAACTTTAAAACAAAGAACTTGAATCTTTGGGTGGATGCTCCAGACGTGTGGATCCAGGATGAAAAGGTTGCGGCCTGTAATCACGGAACCACGGATGATGATTTGATCGGGCAAGAATGTTATGCAGGGCTTGATTTGGCGGCTCATGTGGATATTAACGCGCTTGCCTTATACTTTCCGAAACTTACACGCCCTGCCTTCCGGATGTTTTTCTGGATCCCGGAGGGGAAAGTATTGCAGAAAGAAGACAGGGTTGATTATCGTCAATGGCATAAGGAGGGATGGATTAATGTTACTCCTGGAGATGTGATTGATATAGATGTGATGGTAACTGAAATGGCGGCTATATTTAGGAATTATGATGTCCGTAACCTGGCATTCGACCCGGCAAAAGCTTACCATGGGGTTATTCAGGGCCTACAAAAAGAGGGATTCGATGAAATCCTGGATCAGTTTAGTCAAGGTATCCAAAATATGAGTGAGCCTACGAAGCAGATAGAGGCGGATGTTACCGCCGGTACTGTGGATCTTATGGGAAATCCCGTTATCCGCTGGATGTTTCGGAATGTGGTGATCTACCGGGATGCAAATGATAATATTAAGATGGATAAAAAGCGATCTATAGAAAAGATTGACGGAGTTGTTGCGATGGCTAATGCTATTGGTGGATATATGTCTAAGGATCAGGATGATGTGTATCAGTATGACGGAATCGGTTTTGTAAATTTTTAAAACAATATAATTATCAATCATTTAACAATAAAGTAAAATGCAAGAATTAGTATTAAATAAAGAAACGATGAGTTCTTTGGAAATTGCAGAACTCACAGAGAGGAATCATAAAGATGTCATGCGATCTATCCGAGAGATGGAGCCTGCATGGGTAAAAATTAACGGGCGCAATTTTGCGCTCGTTGAATACAGAGATGCAAAAGGCGAAATGCGTCCTATGTATCAGCTAACAAAAACTGAATGTCTGTATGTGGCTACAAAATTTAACGACGAAGCAAGAGCTAAACTCGTTATTCGATGGGAAGAGCTAGAAAAAAAGAAGTTACATGGATTTGTTATTCCTGGTTCTTTTAGTCAGGCGTTGATGTTGGCCGCTAAACAACAGGAGCAGATAGAAGAGCAGAAGAAGCAGATTTTGGAAATGAACGCTGAAATAGTGGAGATGAAGAAGAAAACCGATTATCTGGAGGTAATATTGTCAAGTCGGGAAACGGTCACTATTACACAGATCGCCCAGGATTACGGAATGACGGCTAAGTCTTTTAATCGGTTATTGGCGGAATTGAAGATACAGAGAAAGGTGAACGGACAATGGATTCTATATTCGCCATACATTACTCAAGGGTATGTGCATAGCAAATCGGTTCCTATTGTGCATCGAGATGGGAGTAAGGATTCTGTTTTAAACACCGAATGGCGGCAAAAAGGACGTATTTTCCTATATGAAACATTAAAAAAGAATGGTGTTTTGCCTCTTATTGAACGATAATATTATGAAAAACATTAAAAACATCCTGATCCGAGATCTTACGGATCAGGATAGAGCTATGATAAACCGAGTGATGCAGGAAACAGGATGTTTCCAGGCTTCGAAAGCTGTAATGAAGGCAGGATATGCATTTGAAAGAAATCAGAATATGATAAAAATACAATCCGATAAAATAAAATCCTTGGAAGCTGAATTGTTCCTCTATAGGAAAAATGCGAAAATTGTTTCTGAATGTCTTAGGAAAATGGAAAATATGTTATCAAAAAGTGCTGATGATAGAGGGGAGTGAGGGGGTTTGATAACAGTTTGGATTTGACAAAATGGTAGTACTACACCAGCTAAATAAGATTAATATACCGGATTTTGTAATTAAACCTACCTGGTGATATTTTTTAACGTATTTTGGTGGATCGTGTTGATCTTTAAAAATGAATATCAATTATTTTTTAATTAAAAAGTTGTTTTTATATTTGTAGATAATTTCAAAACAAAAAATTAAATAACAATGAATAACAAAGTTACTATCAAAATGAATCTAGAGTTGTCTTTGAGTAATGACATATCTTCCCTGATAGAGTATCATGAGGAAATGTTGGAAAAAAATTTGAATAATATGTCTAAAGAGTCCTTAAGTAAAGAGAAAGACATCCATGAAGTATTAAAGGCTTTTGATTTAATGGAAAAGGCCTATAATTTGAAATAAACAATTTTTTTTATAGGTTGCTATTATTCTAATTTGCTTTTCTAAAATTTTTATCTCATCTTTGCAGTGCAAGATTTACACATAGGCACTGCAAGCGAGCAGGTCAAGAGATAATAGAAGGCATAGGCAGTTCTATTATAATCCGTTCATATATCTCTGATATGTGTGAGTCTTGCAGCTTTGGATTATATATAGAGCTGCTTTTTTTATTTATTCATCTAAATGCAAGACTCAGATGAAACAAACAATCTCAGCCACCGGTACGCCTGTACCCGTGTCCGTCAAAGCCGGAACGATTTTTTCTTGGACAGCTGTGTCCAGAGTGTATAACAGTCTTCCTTTCGACATTTGTCCCTGTGAGACAGATGATGATGCCAAACAATATACAAAGGTTCTTTGTATGGTTGTTGTTGGTTTTATTATTGGTTTTTGTGAGTAAATAAATCGTACCATGGGACAATTAAGTAAGAAAAGTGATAGTTCGGATATCAAAAAATATTTCGAAGCTATTTGTAATTTACAGGCATCAGGTAAAGAATATCCTGTGTCTTTAGAGGATGTTTGGCCATTGGTTTACGCTAACAAACATAAGGCCATAGAAGCTCTTAAAAATAGTGATTTGTTTGTGAAAGATGCTGATTACCAGGTTTTCACCCGATCGGGTGAAAACCCCAAGGGGGGACGTCCTTCTGGAGAATACTGGCTTTCCATCTCTTGTATGGAATTTTTCATAGCCCGCAAAAAGCGTGAAGTTTTCGAGGTTTACCGTCAAGTATTTCATAAGGCGATGAATCCTGTCATGTCAGAATCCGATGCGTTAGTAGATACGGTCCAGCATATCATGTCGCTTCCGGTGGATAACCGGATCAAGTCTGATCTTATCAAGCGGATCAATCAGTCGGAGTCTAAGGTTTTACCTGATTACAGGAATACGGAGCTTTACCCGGTAACCATAGGACCAAAAGGTGAACCGGTTCCACTTGATGAAGATTATGGACCGGCCCGATCGTCTGCGACCAAGTTGCTTCGTAGACACAAGTCTTCTATCTGCGTCGAAGAATTTAATGATATACTTTGTCGTATGGGATATCTGGAAAGAAGAAAGGTCGGGTGGAAGAGTTACTGTGTTGTAGTCGGAGATGGCTGCCTGTATGGTTGTAATGTGCCTAATCCGTATTACAAAGATCAGACAACTCCGATGTATTGGGAAGATTCATTCCATGAACTTCTTACGATTGTGTTAAACTATTTTTCAATTTAATTAAAAGGAAAATGATATGGATGCTATAGAATTATTGATAAAAAGAGTTGAATCTTTGAATGCTGTTGTTTCAAGGTTGGTGTCGGCCATAGTAGATATACAGAAAAAGATGAATGAACTGGAACATAAATCCGTAAATCTGGAAGAAAGAAATGTCATTTATGTTGATTTCAAGAAAAAGAAAAATATAGACTAATTATAATGTAGTAAACAATCCCGTAAGAAGCATTTTCTTGCGGGATTGTTCTTTGTTATTCAAGATGATTGTCATTTTCTTATAATTCAAATATAATGTGTTAATCACAGGATGGGTTAATATCATCCCCGTACTTTTCAGCTATTTCTGTCATCACAGACTGAATGTCTAATCCAAGAGTTTTATAACGATTTATCTGTTCTTTTACGGTCCCATTGCCATCCAGTGACGTTTTTCTAAAACTGCCTGAAAGGGTATAAATCAAAGTTTCTAAGTCATTTAATAAGATTCTCAGTTCATCTAATTTTTCATTCATAATTTTCATTTATGGATTGTATGGTTTAATGTTCAATTCGTCTTTTATAAAACTTTGTAGTTTGTGGGCACATTCATAGCACAAATCAGCTTTTTGAATGAAAATATCTTCACTACCGCCAACAGAACCGCCACTCCATTTATCTATTCTAAACTCCAATCTTGCGTTGCGGAAATATGATGGTTGTATTTCTTTGCCGCAAGCGTCACATATTACCGTTACTCTTTTCATATTTTACACAATTTGATTCCTTTCTTTTCTTAACTAAATAACAATTTCTTTCTGCTTCCTTGCCTCTACAGTCGATAGAGCGTTCATTTTTTCAATTATAATCTTCTCGTTTTCATAATCAGCAACGCCAAAGTCGTATTTTTCAAGAGTAGAACGACTAACACCTAGAACACTACGATCGTGTAGTATAAAAATGGCAGCCAAAGATGTATAAGCATATCTGGCACCAATATCTTTTAAAGTTAAAAGAAATACTTTAGTCATGAGCTATCAATCCTTTATTTGATCTACTTATATACTCAATAAGTCTTGTCTCCGCGCTGGTAACAGTCATTTCTTGATTCTCTGTTAGTATATAATCATGTTTCAGTATCAATAAATCAGACATAAATTTCAGCAATCTGGACTTAGTGAATGAAGTAAGTTCATTCCAATTAAGATCATTAACCTGCTGGAGTTCTCCATTAAAAGTCGCTTTCGCAATAGCGAATGCTCTACTGTCAACACTTGTTTTCATTACTTTGTTTGTTTAATTATCACAATGCAAATATACGGAATATATTTGCATTTACAAAACAAATATGCAATTATAGTCTATATATTTGCATATTTAACAATAATACACAATGTAAATTGGAAACAACTCACTTTTTTCCAGTCTATATTATTTGGTTCTTAAATTGATTCTTGTGGCATCGTCCAATTGTGAGTATGAATCAGAAAAAGATTTTATGGAGTTGGACGCATCTTTCATTTTGTCTCCTAATTCGGATAAGGCTATAGATAATTTTTTCAGATCGTCTTTTGTAAAATTTACTTTGTTGCCATTAACGACGCTTTCATTGATCCTTTGGTATAACCATTGTCTTGATTTGCCAAAATAGTTTTTTGCAATATAAGACATTGACGTAAAATCCAATACATCCTGCAACTGTGAGCGGGCATTGATGGTTTTTACGATTTCCTTTGATTCTTTTACAGTCTTTTTGGCAGCTTCTTGAAAAACAGCTACGAATTCCTTCTTATCTTCCTCGGAAAGTGAATTGAGGAATGCCCGAAAACGGGTCTTATGATCCGCTAGTTTTTCTGCTGTATTGGCCTTTTTGTATTCGGCCATCCATTTTTTTAGCTCTTTCTGTGCTTCCATATCTCTTAATTTTTAAGAGAAAAGCATTCCCCCATTATGGGGGAGTGCCATTCTCGTTCAGCTTGTCCTTGGCATTGATCAGATCATCTAGTGCATCATTAATGCCTTGTTCAAGCTCCTTTTCTGTTGCGAATCCGGATTTACGGATATCATCCCAGTAAAGGGAAAAGAAGCCTAGGTCTTCTTCCGCCGCTTCTATTCGAGCCTTTAGCTCTTCTTTGTCATCCATGAAAGATCGATCGTTCTTTGTGACAATGCAAATATAATAACCATTTGGTAATAAAACATGGCTTTTCTTTTATTTTTCTAGTATACATATATAATAAATGTTAATTTGGTCTTTAGCTTTTTATCCTATTTTTGATTACATATTCCAAAAACTGCATGCTATTCTGTGTTTGTAAATGTGTTGATTATGTGATTTTGTTTCATTGTTTGTTGTTAATGTTCCGAGTACTCGGTTCGAGTACTCGAACCGTTTATAACCTTTGTTAATCAATAGTTTAAGTGTGGGCTTTCCTGTTGCTTTATTCGTTTTTACTTTATTCATTTGTGTAAAAATACGGATATGAAAGGCTTGTTCAGACAATCAATTCAAAATTTTAGACGTAAGGCGGCATCTGTTATATTGGGCGATTCTTTTGACAGTATGACCGGCTCCGGTCCTATTCCGACTTTTCGTTCAGGTGCTATATCCGTTAATACAGAACAGGCCATGCGTTTTACGGCTGTATATGCGGCTATTCGTTTGCGCTCTGAAACGGTCGCATCTCTTCCTAAGGCTGTCTTTTCTATTGATGATAACGGGCGACATGATGCTAAGCAGCATAATGTATATAAGCTGATCAAATATAAGCCTAATGGATTTATGAACGTATTTACTTTCTGGGAATATGTCAATTCATGCCTGGAGGGGTGGGGCAATGCTTATGTAATTATCCGTCGTGATTTTCGAGGCGATCCTGTCGAGCTTATACCAGTGCATCCCCGTCTTGTAACCGTTGTGTTCCGTAATGCCCGCAAATGGTTTATCGTTGTGGGTAGCCGTTTTTTTGATGGTACTTATGCTGATGAAGACATGCTTCATTTTTTCGGTATGTCGGAGGATGGAATAACCGGTGTTAATCCTATTGTCTACAATGCATCTGCTATAAGTTGTGGTATTTCAGCTCAGGATTTTGGGAATGAATTTTTTGAACAGGGGGGAAATGTCAAGTCAGTACTGGAGACTGAGAAAACGATGGGAGCGGATGTCGCCAGAGATTTTGCGAAAAAGTTTAATCAGACTAAAAATTTTGGCACTCCAATCCTGGATCAGGGGGTTAAATACAAACAGGTGGGGATAGCACCAGAGGCAGCACAGATGTTGCAGACTAGGACATTTGCTTTGCAAGATATTGCACGTATTTTCAATTTGCCGCCTCATATGCTGGCTGATTTGTCTCATGCTACATTTTCCAATATCGAACATCAGGATATTCAATACGCGAAGTATTCTATTCGCCCTACAGTTAAACGGTATGAACAGGAAATGGATCGTAAACTCTTTTTTGAAAACGAAATGGGAAGATATGAATCGAAGTTTAATTTGAATGGCCTTATGCGGGGGGATATGACTAGCCGGTCTAACTTTTACCATAATGCTGTATTAGATGGCTGGTTGTCCCGTAATGAAGTGCGAGAAATGGAGAATATGAACCGGAAGGAGGGGCTGGATGATATGCTTTATCCTGGCAATGAGAATATTGTAGGAAAGGAAGTTTTACCAAAAGATAAGATACAAAAATGAACCGAAAAGAAGTAGAAAAAACACGTACTATTCCTTTTACCTTTTCCGATGAAACACGGGATACTTATGGTACGGTACTACGGGCAGATAAATGGGATCTTAGACGGTTTAACCGTATAGGAGTTGCTTTTTATAATCATAATGGCAGGGGTAACGATCCGGATCAGACTATCGGCACGGCTCGCGCATGGATAGAAGGTAAAAAGCTACTCGGTGAAATTACTTTTGAATCCAAAGATGTTAATCCATTGGCAGAGAAAGTATTTCGTAAAATACTTGCAGGAACGCTCAAAGCCGTATCTGTAGGATTTATGCCGTTGGAGCGTGGTGAGTTTGGTAAGGGTGACGAAGCAGTTGGAGAAAAAAATGAAACATATTACTATGGTCGCTGTGAACTATTAGAGATATCTGTCACTCCACTTCCCGCAAATAAAAATGCCTTAGTTAGGTCTATTGGTGCTGATCCTATAGGCGAAACTATGGAGAGAATGAGTATCGATGGTGAATTTGACAGAATAGAAGATGATGCGCCACCGGCAGATACTGCATCAGAAAATAGATGTGATGAATTTGAAGAGGATAGCGCCTTGGCTATGGCTCTGGATCTTAATGCTAGATACGTTTTGTTAAATAATTAATATGCAGTGTGATGAGAAAAAAACATGAAGTAAAAAAAGAACTTGACCAGAAGCGGTCTGAAATGAATACGCTGCTGGCAGACAAGGAAAAAAGAGAAGAATTCCGATCTGTTGCTGAAGAAGTCGAAAGACTGACGGATGAGCTGAACGCTATTCTTATTGATGAAGCGGCGGAACGGGCAGCGGCATCTTCTGAGGCTGAGACTAACAACTTTCGTAAAGTTGCCAAAGAATTCAGCTTTGCGAAATTTATCCGTGAAGCTTCCGGCGAAAACGGTTCTACACTTACAGGTGTAGAAGCTGAAATGGCTCAGGAAGCAGAAAAAGAAGCGAAAAGATGCGGTTATAAGTTGGATGGTGTAGGGCTTCCTTCGGCTCTTTTAAATAGCCGGATGCAAGTGATAACTCGTGAAGAAGGAGATGGGGTCACTGCTTTTGGTGGTCAAAATGTCACAACTCCTGTTGATGGTGGTTATACGGTAACATCTCAGATGATGTACCAGGAAGCTCTTCGTAAAAGATTGATTCTTGTTCAAACCGGAGCTACTTATGTCGGAGGCCTCGTGAACAATGTGGACCTGATCCAAGGCGAAGCCGTTACCATGGGGTGGTTGGAAGAAAACGAAGAAGGTAAGGACTCAAAAAAGGCATTTAGCAAAGTGCCTGTAGCTCCGATGCGTTGCTTTGCCAATGTCCCTATTTCTCGCCAATTGACTATCCAGTCCAGCTTGGATATTGAACGTATTATCATCAATGATATCATGGCGGCTCATGCCGAACTGTTAGAGACGGCAGCCCTTAAGGGTAGTGGAACCAAGGAGCCTCTCGGTATCCTAAATACTGATGGTATCGGAGCTGTGGCTATAGACACCAATGGAGGTAGTCTTACATTTCAGAAAGTTGTGGAACTTGAAACAGCCATTGCTTTAAAAAATGCAGACGTATCCTCTATGGCTTATGTAACCAATGCGAAGGTGAGAGGTGCCGCTAAAACAACGCTGAAATCAGCTAACATTCCGGGGTATCTCTGGGATAATGGTGAAATGAATGGCTACAGAGCTTTGGCATCAAATATTGTGCCGTCTGATTTGACCAAAGGAACGGCAGCATCCAAATGTTCGGCTCTAATCTTTGGTGACTGGTCTAATTTGTGGATTATGGGTTGGGGTGGTCTTGATTTTATCATTGATCCGTATACCCTTAAAAAGTTCGGTGCCTACGAAGTAACGTTGAATGCTTATCACAACATCTTTGTCAAACGCAAAGAATCCTTTGCTGCTATCAAGGATATAATAACCGGTTGATATGTGGATAGAATTTTTAAAGGCTAAAGCAGGGTTGGCTTATTTTAAAGGGGATAAGGTCAATATCCCCGATGAAGAAGCCCGAAGGCTTATAGAAGGTGGTTTTGTTGTTCCTGTGGAACATGTAAAGGTAGAAAGTGATCTGCCTATAGACCTTCCTGGTCGTACCGCTCTTATTAAGAATGGTCTTATCACCAAGGCTCAGGTTCTTGATTCAAGGGTAACCTTGACAGAGATTCCGGGAATCGGTGAAATCATGGCAAATCAGATCATTGAACATCTAACGAAAAAGTAGTTATGACTATAGAAGAATGTCCCGTTACCGTGGACGATTTAAAAAAACAGTTGCGACTTCCGCTTGATGATACGTTGAAGGACGCGCTTGAATTGAATCTGCTAGCTGCTGCTGAATACATAGAAGATTTCTGTGGAAGGAAATTCGATACATTCGAAAGCGGTGTTCCGGCACAATTGAAACAGGCCATTCTTTTAAAGGCAGCATCTCTTTTTGAAAATCCTACGGATCAGTTAGATGAACGTACAACGGCCTCTCAGAGGTTAGCTAATCCGCGAAAATGGCAACAAGAAATTACAAAGTAGGAAACTTTACAGAGATGGTTCTGTTTTTGAAGCCGGAACGTAGAATCTCTGAAACCGGAGCTTCCGAAACTGTTTATGTGGAAGCGGCCAGAAGATTGTGTGAAGTGCAAGATCGTCTGGCAGCATCGGAAGTCATAAGTGATGCAATGTCTGAAGTTCAAACTTATTCTGTGGTTACTTGGATGGTAAAAGAAATAACAACAGAATGGAGGGCGGAGTATAAAGGTGATCGATATTATATTGTTCGGACTATAAATGAACAAAGGGGAATTTCTAGGTATGAATTAAGAAGGGAGGACTTATGCAACGAATAAATAAAGAAGTGTATAGAATACTGGAGGCCGCATTGCCAAACAAGACCGGAATTTATCCGGCTTTCGCAATTGATGATGTTCGTTTTCCGTTCGTGGTTTACAATTGTGACTCCTTCGCTCCGGAACGAACGAAAGATGGCACGTACAGATATCGCATGCAGTATTCAGTAGAAGTCTATTCCGACAAATTCGACCAATCGGACAACCTGGCCGATAGAGTGATGAAGGCGTTTGATGAAATGGAGAGCGAAATCATACGTCGGATTACTTTAACGGAAGGGGCTTCAGTACATGACGAATCGTTCTGTCATATTTTGAAGTTTGAACTTTTGGTATATGAAAGTCAATAAGTATCGTGATGATCTGATAGATTTGGACGATAGCGAGATTAGAGATTTTCTTGCGAAGCTTAAGGACCCGTCGAAAACAAGATTGCTAAAAGTGCAATTAAAAAAGTCGATGGCTCCGATGGTAAAAATGACTACGGAACAGTTTCGAAAGAAGTATAAAAGTGTTGGACGATGGGAAGCTCAGGTTACCAAGAAGGGGAAGATAAAGAAGAAGATCAGGAGAGTGGCCAAGGCTATAACCAAATTAAAAAACGGGTTTTTGTTTGGTAAAGTCCATATAATGGACAACTATAAAGTCAAATGGCTTGAGATGGGTACCGATGAAAGACAGACTAAAGGACACCGAAATATCGGATATTATAAGCTTAGTCCTACAGCTAAACGGAAATACATACTTCGTACAGGAAAACCTGGATATAGAGGATATGTAAAACCGGGCAACTTCTTTCGTAAATCAAAAGGACTCACTTTCGGAAAGGTCGTTGATTTGCTTAGGAAAGGTATCGGAAATGTAATAAAAGAAATAACAAGTAAAAAATAAAAAATCATGGCAAGAAAAAAAGGTGATTATATTGAGGGAAGAGACCTCATGTTATATGTCGATGTGAGTGCCGATGGCTTAGAGCCGACTTATAAGCCTACTGCTGCTGCTACTAGCCATACGATTAGTTACAGTGGCGAAACGAAGGAGCGCGTAACGAAAGATACCAGTAACGGGGCCTTCTCGGAAAAATCGGTTACGAAACTGTCGGTTTCGATAAACTGTGAAGCATTGGTAGTGTTTGATGCCGAATGCGGATACGATAAACTGTTAGAAATCTTCAAGTCACGTAAGAAAGTAAAGTTGAAATACGGCTTTACTCAGGAAGAATCAGGAGACAAATACGAAGAGGGTTTGTTTGTTATAACATCTCTTGAACAAACTTCATCCGCGGAAGACGATGCTACCTATACCGCTACATTTGAAAACTCGGGGAATGTGGAAACTAAAAATAAAACGGAATGAAAAAGAATGTGATAACAATAAACAAGGTGTCATACCCATGCCGTCTGACCATTGGAGCAATGGTGAATTACAAACGTGCTACCGGAGAGGACTTTTCGAAGTTTTCGGGGGATGACATGGAGAAGCTGAGCATTGTCGTATTTGAAGCTGTGAAAAGTACATGCCGGGCTGACGGTGTTACATTTCCGTACAAAAGCCATGAAGATATAATGGATTATATCGATATGGACCAGGCAACAACAATACTGGGTGTGCAGGCTGACGAAAAAGAAAACACGGAGGCAAAAAAAAACTAAGCATTGCCGAATTAGTAGGTATTGCTGTAGGGCAGATCGGGATAGGGCTGAGAGATGTATATGAGTTGACAATTGACGAATGTGCCGACATCGTCAAAGCTTGGTCTGCCATACAGGAAAACAAGCGTCGCACATCGTGGGAACAGGTGCGTTTCTTGGCGCAGTGCATGCTTTCACCCTATTCTAAAAAAAAGTTGACTCCTACCGATATCGTCCGGTTTGACTGGGATGAAAAAGAAGGCAGGAGCAGCGACAAAAAAGAAGTACCGACAACAGCCGACATTGAACGTATACGGAAGATGTTTGGTGATTCTTGATTTAATTAAACATGAACGATCTAGTATATACCATTAAACTTGACTCGAAAGGAAATCTTTCGGCGGCAACGGAGGCTTTGCAACAATCTCTTGACAAGGTGCAAGGGAAAGCAAGGAAAGCCAGCGGCATGATGCGCCAGATGATGGATATAAGCAAAAAGCTGGATACAATGCGTCTGGATAGCCTAGTAAACAATGTACGTAACGTTGTTGACAGTCTGTCATCAATAGGGAGTGTCGGAAGCGGGTTTGAACAGTCGCTTGCGGATCTTTCGTCCATTACCGGACTGATAGGAAAGGATTTGGACACTATTGCTAAGGCTGCTCGTGATACTGGTAGGGAATCAGGATTGGGAGCCAAGGGGGCTGTAGATGCTTTTGCATTGCTTGCTTCGCAGATACAGATAGACAAAATAGGAATGCAGGGATTAATGCAGTTACAAAAAGAAACTATTACATTATCTCATGCATCAAATATGAGCATGGCTGATGCAGCAACGGCTATGGCGGCAACGATAAACCAGTTTGGGCTGGGGGCCGGAGAGGCCAATCGGGTAATCAATGTGCTGGCTGCTGGTTCCAAATATGGCGCATCGGAAATCATGGACCTTGCCCAGTCGTTTAAGGTGACCGGCTCGGTAGCTGCTTCTGCTGGTCTGACAATAGAACAGACGGCTGGCGCATTAGAAGTACTTTCACAAAGTAATTTGAAGGGGGCGGAAGCCGGTACGGCATTACGAAATATTATTGTTAAGCTGCAGACACAACTAGGTGTCGATTTATCAAAAACAGGTTTGGGAGCGGCATTGTCTGATTTGCAACCTAGGCTCCAAGATGTCACATACTTAGCTAAACTGTTTGGCGCAGAAAATTTGGCTGCAGCTCAATATCTGATTACGAATGCGAATGCTGTCAATGAAATGACTGCAGCCGTAACGGGAACGAATGTAGCTCAGGAGCAGGCTGCGATCCGGACGAATACGGTTGCGGAGAAGATGAAGGTAATGCAAGCGTCGGCTGATGAGTTAAAGATCAAGTTGTTCGATATGACAGGCGGACTTATAGGATATAGTAGTGTGATCGGAGAGCAGGCGTTTGCATTAGCCCAGCTGGCACCGGCGTTTTCGATGGTGAAAGGAGCGGTTACCGGTACGTTTGGGGGATTTGCTAAATTATATAGTGCTATTAAAATAGCCAATACACAGCTTGTTTTAGGGGCAAAATCCGGAAATCTATTTATTACTGCTTTAACAGGGATGTTGGCAGGATTAAGCTCTCTTTCTACGATTGTAGGAAAAGGAACAAACCTGCTTGCTGATTTTTCTACCATATTAATATATAATAGAAATGCGCTGAAATCTATACCTGGTAGCATTATGAAATTTGTTTCAGCACTTTCGTTGCAAAACGTTGCAGCTAAAGCGGCAACAGTCAGTATGGCCGCTTTGAATGTCGTAATGAGTGCTAATCCTGTTATATTGATAGGCGCTGCTATAGTTGCACTGATAGGTTCTCTTGTAGTCTTGTATAATAAATGCGAATTGGTCAGAAAGGCAGTAGATTGGTTATGGCTTTCGTTTAAATCCGGAGCGGCTATAATGTGGAGTATGTTTGTTTTGCCGCTTAAAGAAGCCTTGAATTATATTGTAAAAATAACATCCGGAATCGGGAAATTATTAGGGTTTAAATCAAAAGGAAAAATAGAGGTATTACCAAAAGTTGAAGGTGAAATTGGCAGCAAAGGTGATAACAAAGTTGTGCCTAAGACCGATACCAAGGAGATAGAAACCATATCCAAACTTACCAAAAAAATTGAAGAACTAAAAAAACTACAGAATGATGCGTCGCTAGAGCATGCTATTGCCATTGAGAAAGAAATACAGCTTTATCAAAACAAGCTCGACTTGATGAAAAAACAGATATCAGCTAGCGTTGAACAACAAGGACGTATGGATACAATAGCCGGTTTGACTGAACGTATTAACAAACTACGTGCAGATCAGGAAAACGCATCATTGGGACAGGCTATCAATTTGGAAAAGGAAATCGCGTTGTATCAGGAAAAGCTGGATTTGATAAAGAAACAAATTGTTGCCGGGACAATGGGGAATATAGCCAAACCGAAATATACCGAAGAATTGAAAGCACCGGAAATAAAACCGTTTTCCGTTCCGCCTATTATGATACCCCTAAAGATCGATGAACGGTCTATAGCAAGGGTGAATGAGCGAATAGCAAAAGAATCTTCTGATATAATTCGGGAGATGGAGATTACAGCTGAGCAGATCAAAGGTATTGTTGCCGGAAGCGTGCAGAGTCTTGCGCAAGGATTAGGTGAGGCGATTGCATCTGGAAGCGGATTGGAAGTTATGAAGTCTTTGCTTATAACTGTTATGGATATGCTTCAACAGTTTGGTAGTGCTCTGATCGCAGCCGGTGTTGCAGCAGATGCGTTTAAATCGTTATTTGCAAATCCTATTGCCGGTATAATTGCAGGTAGTGCTCTGATCGCAGCTACGGCGGCAGCCAAAGCAGCTCTGCAAAATGCTACGGCTTTTGCTGCGGGTGGTATTGTCTCCGGTCCAACTTTGGCATTAGTTGGAGAGTATTCCGGAGCTTCTAATAATCCTGAAGTCATAGCTCCTTTGGACAAACTGCGTTCTTTGATAGAGCCTGCACGTCCATCATTTGAAGGGTTGTATCTTGAAACGAAGGTAAGAGGTAAAGATCTTTATGTCGCTCTTCAAAGTGTAGAACGAACAAATAACAGGACGCGATGAGTAAGCAATTGAGATATAAGGGAGGTTTTTATAGCCAGAGTCAGATCTTGTACGAAGTTGAGATCTATCAGGAGGGTTATTCCGGTATTGTGTCGGATATAGCATTTTGCGATGAACCATTAGAAATTGAATGGCCGGAAACTGATAAGTTGGAACCAGTACAATCCAGCAATGCGACATTGCAGCTCTATTCGGATAACGATCGTCAATTTGTGGATCTTTATACCATAGAAGCTGGAAGTGTCCGTATGGATGTTTTTAAGAACGGGGAACTATACTGGTCAGGGACGCTAGATCCTGAATTATACGAAGAACCATTTGCATATAAGAGTGATTATGGTGTAGAAATAACATTTGCGGACATGGCTATATTGGATCGTTTGAGCTGGATTAAAACTGGTTTTATGACTATCCGAGAAATTATTCAAGAAGCATTATCCCGTTCCGGAATCCGATACGAATCCATCAGTGAATATATCAGTACCAAATTATCTGAATATGGCACAGAAAGCTTATTGGATGCTATTTCGGTCAATCTGTCCAATTTTTTCGACGAAGATGGAGAAGCAATGACCATGCGGGAAGTGCTGGATGAAACGCTGCGCCCTTTCGGGATGCGTCTTATTCAAAAAGGAGGCGATATCATTTTGTATGACCTTAATCATATCCATACATCATTTACTCCGGAAGCTATAAGATGGTGCCGGGATGATTCTACGCTGGGAGTTGATAAGGTTTGCAATAATGTAAAGCTGACATTTTCGCCTTATGAGAAAACTGAATTAATGAATGGAAGCGTCGATCCTAAAACAGTAGGAAGCGGGCAGAAACTCACTACAAGAGTATACACGGAATCTAGTAGTCAAGAAATCGGATTTTACACCTATCTGTCTGATACTGCGAAAGGCTTGGAGAAGAACGATAAGGCGAAGTTTTTTAAAATAGAACCCGTTTTTTCTGGATCGGAAGAGGCTGGTGTTGCCTGGACGATCCAGACATTCGGAAATGGTATAGGACCGTATCAGAATTATATACAGAATGCAACGTCTACCATTGGAAGTATGCTTTTTAAGGTACCTGAGACTCCTTATCTCGCCTATATAGGGCTTGATAGAAGAAATTACAAGTTGAAGCTGAATATCTCTTTGCTATTCGATGTCAGATATAATCCCTTTGAAGAAGCTCAGGTCTTGAACGAAGAAGGAAACTGGGATCGTTTGAAGAACTGGTGTAATTTTGCTTATGTGCCTTTTATACTTACGCTTCGTGATGCTGAAGGCAAGGCTATTTATCATTGGCAAAACAAAGGGGTGAAAGATAGTAACAGTTATGCCAGGATAGATTGCCGATGGGTTGCCGGAGAAGGAACCTGGGGCGATGCTTGGATGTGTTGGTATCAAGGAAACAGAAAAAACGAAACCGGATTGGGGGGATGGCAAAAAAACAAACAAATCATCGGCTATTACCGTGGTGATAAATTGCCTGTTTTGTTTGATAAGATGGATCCTGCAGAATATGTAGATATGCCGGACAAGCCCGGTTACCTGGAACTCCAGATAGGTGTAGGTGTACCATGTTATGATTATGGAGATAAAAATCACTGGCAATTAAGAGATGATATTTATCCGATCACACGCTGGGTACTTTATAAGGATCCTACCATTGTCATTGTTGATAAAAATGGGAAACAGATCAGTGCGGAAGATGTTGAACATAATGCCTGGATAAATCGATCAGCCAAAGAAGAACTTAAAATAGATACGATACTGGGTACTTTAAAGGAGCCTTCCCCTGCGGCACTGGGTCAATTTTTCCTTACATCGGACAAATCAGTGAAAAATACATTTTATCGTGCGGGCGTAACCGATCAGTTGGAACGTTTACTTATTGGTACTGCATATAGTAATTATGCGAAAAGACATAATACTTTGTCTGGAACAGCTGATCTTTTACCGTCTTTTGCAATATACACTGATGTCAATGAACCGGGTAAATATATATTGTTAAGCGAAACACAAAAGCTAAACTCTGATGAAAGTGAAATATTAATGGCAGAATTTGATGCTGATAATTATGAAGGAGTAGAATTCGATGAATAAGTATACCTGCATAGAGAAAAAATATCCGGCTATCCCTCGAAGCAAACGACGCAGAGAGACCGGAGAAGGTACTACTCTAAGAGATGGTACAACTGCTTTGACAATTGCCTCAGGTAGTGGTTACGGTGTGACGGATCACAGCCAATTAACCGGCGTTGTAAATATAGAGGATGATTATGCACCGGAAGAAACTGCTATCCATCTTACGGGAAAGGCTGCTGATAATTTAAAGAAGTTTGCCGAACTTGAAATAATTGAATCAACTGATACCGAGACTGAACCTAGCGACAAGAACCTTTATACGGCGTTAGCTGTTTTAACTCATTTCCTTCGAAAAGACGCTCCGGACGTGGCCGAAAAACTTTTGAAATTTTTGGAAGGTGCCGAGTTTGGGATATTTGAATCGGGCCCTATTACCGGTACGGGTGGGAAGATATGGGCAAATGGCCATGCAGAATTAGCCTCCTTGTTGTTACGTGGATGGTTGGAGGTTCCGGAAATCCGGTATAATCGTGTCCAGGTTGTAGGTGGCGAGTTGTGGGTTACAGACGGGGCTAAGTTTGATACTGTTACTCAAAGCGGTGATCTGTTTAATATAAAGATAAAGCTGGAAGAAGGTGAGTTGGTCACTTTCTGGGTGGGTGACATTTTAAAAGGCGTATATCATGATAAATCGACGGACGGAAAGTTCAAAGGTTTCCGGACATTGTGGTTCCGCGTTACAGCCGTGGACCAGACTAACCAAACCATTACAGTAGCCTCCCGTTATCCGGGAGATTCAAAATATAATCCGGTTAAATATCTGGAAGTTGCCCGGATCGGCTCATTCACGGAGGCTAGCCGTCAGCGGTCAATATTGATTGATAGCAAAGAAAACTGTATTACATTTCTGGATCACGTCAATACCTGGGATATAACTCCCAACATGGAAGTATGTTGGCTGGGACGTAAGGATCGTACTATTCCGGGGGTACCGTCGACGGCCGGGTATAATGCTAAATTGTCCAACATCATCATGTCGGGTAAGATATTTCAATATGATGAAATATCTGGTACCGATTACCTGGTTCCGATTGACAAAGGTACGTATGTAGATGGCCAGCGTTATGCTTATTATGACCGGGTATCGGCACCCGGAGGGTTATGGCTTTGCATAAATGAATCCGGAACTACTTCTGCTCCTGTGACGGGTAGTCCTGACTGGTTGTTACAAGTTTCTGACGGAGCAAGTCTTACGCCTACCGGTAATTGGAATTCGGGAACTACTTACAGTAAAGGTCAAATAGTTTATCTTGATGGTGATTCTTTTGTTTATACTTCCAATACACCAAGTTCTGGCATTCGTCCTAAGCGTAATCCTGGTGGTTTTTTAACGACCGGCGGGAAGCAGTTAACGACTGGTGGAAAACGATTATATACCGGCGATCCTTACCATCCGTGGCAACTATTGGCCGAAGCCGGAAAAGATGGCTTTTCTATTGTTGTGCAATATTCTGCTGATAAAATAAATTGGCATGATACATTTAATCCTGATGCTGATAAGTATATGCGCCAGCTTCAGAAAGATGGCTCTTGGACTGAGGCCATGCAGATTGTTGGTGAAGATGGTCAAGAATCGCCTTATACAAGTTTTCAGTTTGCAGTTAATTCCAGTTTAACAGATGCTCCAACATCTGGATGGCAAGATGCTCCTCCGACCGTTGGTCAAGGAGAATATCTATGGATGAGATCGGGGCTTGTTGTTCCTCCGGCCACAGGACCGGAATCATGGACTGCCGTCAGAATAGGAGGAGTAAAAGGAGACAAAGGTATTAACTACATAACCGAAGATTATTCTCCCTATAAAGAATATAAGGTGGGTGATGTTGTCCCGTTTAATGGTGGGAAAATTTATTGTAAAAAGGATAATATAGGTCAAACACCGGTTCCGTTTTTATCAACCGGAGGAAAGTTGCTGAAGACCGGGAATTTTTATCTCTTATACAAACCGTTAGCTGTTAATACAATAAACTCTGAATATTGGGAAATCTTTGTTGATAGACCTGTTAAAGAAGAAATCGAACAGACGTTTACAACATATTTTGTAGGCAGTCCTAATGTGACACCACCCACTCCGATCCTGACAGGTAATAGTCTTGGATGGTCAACAACTGTGCCGACTACGTTTAATTGGGTGAGCCAAAAACGTGCCATCTCAATAGCAAGTGGATCGTGGAGTAAACCGGTCCGGATGACGGCCGAGGATGGGAAAGATGGACTTAATGCTACAACAAGATGGTTGACATCAACAACGGCTGTTGTACGATTTAATTCTATTGGAAATCCTACACCATCCTCCGTTGTGGTCTCATGCAAAAAACAGACCGGCATATTACCGGTTGAAGCATGTTCGGATTTGTATTTGACCTATAGAACATATGCTGATACAACTTACGTGAGCCAAAGCACGCCGACAAAAACAAGCTCTGTAACAATAGGTAATCTCCGGACGGACGGGGTTTATTATGTACGTGGTTACGAAAAAGAGTCAGATGCAAAGGCTTGGAATGGAAACTTTACAACTGAATTTACCATTACTCACGCTAATGATGGCGAACAAGGAGAGCGAGGCTTGACAGGCGCATCTCCCCGTGTGCGAGGGATATGGGATAAAAGTGTATCAGACTATGTATGGAATAATCAATGGCGGGATATTGTATTTGTTAGCGTCAATGGTGTTAATCAACAATATGCAGTAAAAGCCGAGGGGGCGGTACCAGCAAATATTAATCCAACGACAGATGCTGGTAAGTCTTACTGGGAACCGGCACAACAATTTAAATTTATTGCGACAGATTTGCTTTTGGCGGACAAAATCAAAGCAGATATGATTGACACAGATGATTTAATATGCAAAAACATAAGAACATCAACATCTGGAAATAGGATTGAAATATTTCCTAATGGAGATAATACAATGTTGAAGGGTATTGATTCAAATGGCAGATTAGTTTTAGAAGTCGGTTTTTTTAATAATTCTTTAGGCATTAATCCTGTAGTCAATATCACTAATTATGATAATTCAAACAATATTACGGCCTATTCAAGGATTTATGCTGGTTCAGGAGAGTTTGTAAGAAAGGGATCTGATGGAGTTTTATACTCCTTGGGGATTAGAAAATGTTTTAGTTCAAACAAAATGACTATAGTGGGACCATTGCCAAACGCATCAGAGGCAACTTATCCGGAAATGTATATGACATCTGATGGTACAGTAAAAATGAAAACATAATTGAAATGAAAGTAATCTACAACAGCCTAATCCCCTTCAAAGGATTCTCAGCGATTAATCTATTCGGGGTTATATTTGCCCGAAAAGAATACAAAGAATTAAGTCAGCGCGTACTTAACCATGAGGCTATTCATACAGCCCAGATGAAAGAGATGTTATATATCGGCTTTTACCTTTGGTATTTAATCGAATGGATAATCAAATTATGCCGGTATGGTCGGAAGGCTTACGAGAATATCTCATTTGAACGTGAAGCCTATACATATCAGTATGATTATACCTATTTACATCGGCGAAAGCATTTTGCTTGGTGGAGAAGAGTGATAAAAAAGTGAATCAAATAATAACAACTAAAATTGAAATATTATGGCAGATGTAAGTTTAAACGGACTGAAAGTAAAGACAGACTCATTACCTAATGATTGGTATGTGTCGCTGATCAATCCGAAATCCGACGAACCGGCAGAAATTATGACGGTGGCAAAATTTATGGAACTTTTTACGAATAAACAACCGGAAGCAACTGATGATAGCCAGGGTCTTATTTCGGGTAATGTGTTTAAAAACATGATGAAAATAAAAAATGATGTTGCTGATGCGAATGAAGCTTTAAACACAGGTTATTATGGAGTTGGCCCCAATTTTGAATCATTGCCTACAAATGCCTACAAATATGGTCTATTGATTGTTTTTAAGGCAGATGGAGTAACACAAATATATATACCTAGCAGTACAAATCCATCAGGAGGAGTTATATATTTTCGTCAAAAATGGACCCAGCCCTCTATGGCGGATGTTCCGTGGTTAATGATACAACCAGCTACACTTTCGTCGTATTCTAATGCTCTAACAGAAGCGATTTCAGCCTCTCCAGTACTGGAGAGCAGACAAGTCGGATCCGACTTGTCTGCAGAACATCTATATCAAATTCTTCTTCCATCTTGTCTGGGCAGGATGGATCGGATGGTTCAACACCAGTTAAAAGTGAACCACAGGAACAGTATGTCTGGTCGATTGACAAAATCGGCCGCGCTGTCCTGGAACTACAGGCAGAAAACAAGAGACTTAAACAAATCCTCAATATCTCTGACGATAGCGAGGTACAACAAATGTAACCTTCCGAGGGCGGGACCGCCCCGGTTAATTAATTAAAAAACATTATGGCAGATAATATAGATAAGGCATTAAATGGACTTGGTTTAAAGACAGATTCCCTACCGAATGATTGGATGGTAACAATAGTTAATCCTAAATCCGGTGAACCGGCAGAAAATATGACGGTGGCTAGGTTCTCCGAATTGTTGGCAAACAAAATGATTCCTTTGTTAAAAATCAATGAATTAAAAAAAGGGATGAATTTTGTCTCATTTTCATTAGCAAATGGAGAGAGTGTAACATTGGGTAAAATACATGGATTGTGTACAATTATTCATGGTTGGTCAAGTTCCAGATGTTGCGTTGTATTAGTCAACTCATATAACGGGACATTTGATTATGTAGCTGGTAAAAAATTGGAGGATGTTCCTTTTAACTTTGAATTTGTGGGGGATAGTAATTCACCCAAAGATCTAAAGATAACATCTACATATACAGATAATCCCGGAGGAAAAACCACTTTTAATTTTGCTTATCAATATATTTATTAACATTTATAATATCTGCCATAACCTTTTCTAAATTTATTAATTAACCGGGCATGTGCCCACAATACGAAAAAATATGGCAGATATAAATAGCTCAGATCAAGCTTTAAATGGACTAAAAGTAAAAACGGATGCCTTACCGAATGATTGGTATGTGACATTAGTTAATCCCCAAACAGGAGAACCGGCTGAGAATATGACGGTAGCTCGATTTGTTGAATTGCTTACAAGTAAAATACCTAATGCAACGGAAGATGCCAATGGGTTGATGAGCAAAAATCTTATCCCCTATAATGGTATTTGGCAAATAACACTTGAAGAAGGGGAGGAATATGATTTAGGGAAATATAGTTTCTGTAGAGCATTTACTGTAACATTTCCGAACGAAGGAGTAGTCGGCTTTTTTGTTGTAGACTTATTTTCTAATTCTCATTTGATTTATGGCGGAGGTTCTTTTTCTGCAACATATGGAGAGTCAAATAGAGTGTCTCTAGGAAGAAAGGAAACAGCTGGTAATGTTTTTATTTGCAATAAATTATCAAGAGCTATAACAATTGGAATAGTGTAAAATATGGATAAAAATACAGAAAAACGATACTATCTCAATCGAGATAGACAGAAGCTTATAGAATCCTTACAAGCCTCTGATTATAAGATTATCAAAGCGACAGAATATGCAGCCTTGGGGTTGGAATGTGAATATGACCTTAATGCTTTGCACCATGAACGACAATCTATTCGGGACCAGATCAATTTGCTTGAAGAAAAAATCGTTGAGCTGGACGAACTGAAAGGAGGAGCAGGGAAAGAATAGTTCAAAACGCAAAAATGTTGAAATAAAAACCACCTCCAATACATCGCAATAAAGGGGTGGTTTAATCATAAAAACAAGAACTTAGATGTTCTTTAAATATTAACAAAGATATGGACATTAATAGTATAGCAACAATTGTGGCAACCATATTAGGGTCTTTTGGTGGATTAGAATTTATCAAATGGCTCGGAAGCCGGAAAAAAAATGAGGTGGTTTGGTTGGAAGATCGTGTAACCCAACGAGATTTAAAAATAGATGCCCTTTATGTAGAGTTGCGTAAAGAGCAGGCTGATAAATTGAATTGGATACATAAATACCATGAACTAGAATTGCTATACAAAGAAGCGGAATGGAACAGGTGTAATGTCCGACATTGTGAAGGAAGAATACCT